ACAAAGAGCTGGTGAGGCGAGTCGATGGCAATTAATGCAGAACAATTAAACATCATTCTTGCGGCCCGTGACAAAGAGTTCACAAAAGCGATGGACCGCAGCCAAAAGCGCGTTGAGCGTTTTGCGAAGCAATCTCAAAAACAATTAAGCAAAACTGGAAAGTCTTTTGACGCGCTGTCTGGGGTTGCTTCAAAGTTTGGCGTTGCCCTGTCTGCTGGCGTTGTGGCAAGCGGTTTTGCTAGAATGATAAAGGACGCAACGGATGCCGCTGTCCGTATTGATAACCTTTCAAGGGTTGCGGGTCTTAGTGCGGTAAGGTTCCAAGAGATGACCTTCGCCGCAGGAAAATTTGGGGTTCAGGAAGAAAAGCTGTCCGACATACTTAAAGATGTAAATGACAAGTTTGGTGACTTTTTTCAAACTGGCGCTGGTCCATTGGCCGACTTTTTTGAAAATATTGCACCCAAGGTTGGTCTGACTGCAAAAGAGTTTAAGAACCTGTCAAGCGAGCAGGCTCTTGGAAAGTATGTTAAGGGCTTGCAGGATGCGAATGTAAGCCAGCAAGAGTTGACGTTTTATCTTGAAGCGATTGCCTCGGATGCAACCTTGCTTGCGCCGTTGTTTTTAAATAACTCTGAGCAGCTTGAGAGAATGGCTGCTGCCGGGCGAGACCTGGGTGTCGTTATGTCTAATGATATGATTACAAATTCAGTTGCAATGCGCAGGACTTTTGATGAAGTCATGGACGTTATGACCGCAAAGTTTAGTAAATTTGCTCTTACTGTTGTTGCTGGATTTGATAAGATTTTCAACATCAGCAAAGGTGAGCAACTTAACGAGCTTCAACAGGAATTAGACTCTTTAAATCGTCAGGCTTATGAGGCAAGTGAGACGGTCAGGGAGCTTGCTACTGGTGAAGTCACAATAAGCGCGGGAATGTTTGAGAAAGACGGCGATCAGGAGAAAATTCAGCAAGCAGCAATAGACGCAGCACAGGAAGAATTGACTCTTATTCAGGGGAAGCAGACCGCTATCCGTGACGCAATGGCCCTAATTCGAGAGCAGCAAAATGCGGCTGCGGAATTAAAAGCAACGTTTGATGCTATGCAAGGTGGCGGCACTACCACCACCACCACAACCTCTGGAGGCGTAACAACGACGCCAACAGGCACACCTCCAGGAAGCACTGACAACAATCTCCAAAAAGCTTTGGACGCAATTTTCCGTCCATTTCTTGATGCAACGGAAGATGCTGTTTTTGAGACTGGGATAAAAGGTCTCAAACCTCTTGAGCAGGAAGTAGCAAGGTTAGAGCGCCGCAGAGATCAAATGATTGAAAATGCGAAGATTGCTTATAAAGACGCTGGCGAAGAGATGGACAGATATGATATTGTCCAAATCGAAGGTATTGCTTACGCTTGGTTTAACGCTGAGAAGGAAGCGGCTGAATTTGCCAACACGCAATCGTCGGCTTTATCAGAAAGCGAGTTGGCTTCTTTAAGGGCCGCAAAAGCCTTAAAGGTTTATACAGACCAACTTGAGCAACTTGGCGTCACGGCTTCTGAATTTGAGACTATTGGCAACACAATGCAAAGCTCTATGGAAGATGCTTTTATGTCAATAGCTGACGGAACTGCATCAGCTAAAGATGCCTTCAAGTCAATGGCGGCGGATGTAATCAGACAACTTTACAGGGTTCTTGTGGTTCAAAGAATGGTAGGGCAATTAGCAACGGCAACGTCTGCTGGTTCTGGAATTATGGGCTTTATCGGTAGCTCACTTGGCATAACTGGGGCAGCATCTGGACGATCAGTCAATGCTGGTCAACCTTATATGACTGGCGAGCATGGCCGCGAGTTATTTGTTCCTCAATCCAACGGTCGTGTTTTAAGTGCTGCACAAACCAATAATCTTGGATCAAATGGCGGCGGCGGTATTACAGTTGTCCAAAATAATACATTCCAAAGCGGAGTGACGCGATCAGAGGTGAGTGCGCTATTGCCGCGCATGGTTGAAGCGTCAAAGGCTGCGGTTCTTGATGCCAAGCGTCAGGGCGGATCATACGGAAAAGGTTTCTCATAATGGCAATTATTTATCCACTGAGTATCCCGAACACTAACAGCATTACCTCATTCAATCTTGATGCAGTAAATGCAGTGGCTTATTCTCAAAGTCCATTTACGTTTGCTGGCCAAGCGCACGCTTATTCTGGGCAGATGTGGCAGTTAGACGCTACATTAAAGCCTATGCGAAGAAGCCAAGCCGAGCCTTGGATTTCGATGCTGACATCCTTGAGGGGGCAGTTTGGGACATTTCTAATCGGCGACCCTTTAGGCTGCAACCCAAGAGGCACGGCAACATCAGTTAGTGTGTCTGGTTCAACTGGAAACAACAGCGTCACAGTTGTTATGACCGGATCATTACTTGCTGGAGATTATATACAGCTCGGTTCAGGCTCAACCGCTACTCTGCACAAGGTATTGCAGGATCAATCTGGTAATGGGACGCTTGAAATATGGCCTGCACTCAGATCAGATCAATCCTCTGCCTCCGCTACTTTGACAAACACTGTTGGAAGATTTAGGCTTAATTCAAACTCAATATCTAGGCCATCTAACAGCTCGGGAGTTTACGGCATTAGCTTCAGCGCGATGGAGGCGATATGACCCGCAGCACTCCAGCATCCTTACTGACGGCATTAAGCCAGCCAGAGGTTCTTCCGTTTTATGCTGTTGAGATGGACTTTGACAGCGCGCCAGTTCGCTTTTGGACTGGCTACGGTGATCGCACAATCGGCGTCGAAACCTACCTCGGCACAGGCAACCTTCTCAGCATTGGCGGCTTGGAAGAGGTCAACGATCTGTCGGCCAAGCGGATCACGTTGCAGCTTTCTGGCGTTCCAGCATCATTGGTTTCACTTGCACTGCAAGAGCCGTATCAGAACCGTGAATGCAAAGTTTACTTCGGAACAACTGACACCAGCACGCCGATAGAGGTATTCAGCGGCCTGATGGACGTTATGACCATCGAAGACAGTGGTGACACCAGCACGATCTCTTTGACTGTAGAGAGCAAGCTGGTGCGCCTGGAGAAAGCGTCAAACTGGCGCTATACAGATGGCAGTCAAAAGTCTCGCTATCCGAGTGACACGTTCTTTTCGTATCTTGCCGACTTGCAGGATCGTGACATTGTTTGGGGCCGGGAGGTCAAGTCTGACTGATGGGGCCACGCGAGCGACTTAACGCCTACATAAGGGCCATGAAGGACAAACCATTCGTATGGGGTCAGCATGATTGTTTGACGTTCACCAACGACGCTTTCAGGGCTATGCACGACGATGGTTGGGCTGACGATTGGCTTGGTCGCTACATGGAAGGTGGCAGGGTATTTAGGCGCAGCGAAATGGTGAAAGAGTTTGGTTATAGCGACTTTTACCGAGCTGTAGATGACAAGCTGGATCGCATTGAGCATGTGCCGCCTCTTGGTGCGCTTGTAACGACGAAGAAGGCTCGCAAGTGGGTCACAGGTGTTGCTATGGGCATCTGCACTGGCAGCAAGGGTGCTTTCTTGGATAAGGTTGGTGTGATATACCTTCCGCTAGATGACATTGATGGGGCGTGGATTAAAGCATGAATAAGAATATGCCATATAACGTGATGCGTCATGGAAACTGGGATCGCGCTCCGCGTATTGAGGCTATTGCAACTTCGATAATTGCTGCAACTGGTGCGACATCCACTCTGGCCATCGCCGCAATTTATGTTGGAACGTATATTGCTGTTTCAGCCGTAACTTCATGGGCAATATCCGCCCTATCCCCAAGTCCAGACTTTAGCTCTTTTGGATCGCAGGGTACTTTGGTCAATGCCAGAGATGCCACTGCGCCTGTTGACTTTGTTTACGGCCAAGTCCGCAAGGGTGGGACAGTCAGCTATTATGAGTCCACGGGCGAAAAGAATAAGTTTCTACATCAAATCATCGTTCTTGCTGGGCATGAGGTTCAGCAGATTGGCGACATATATGTAAACGATGAGATTGTTACGCTTGACGGCGATGGGTTTGTTACTGGAGACACCTGGAATAGCAAAATCCGTATCCAGAAATTTGATGGCAGTCAGACATCTGCACCCGCTGATCTCTTGGCCGAATCAGAGCTAACAGGATCAGATGCCCTAACATCTAACTTCGTGGGCAATGATATTGCTTATCTTTACGTCCGTTATGAGTACGATGGCGAAGTGTTTGCCAGCGGCGTTCCGCTTGTCACTGCTCTTGTGAAGGGCAAAAAGGTATATGACCCGCGAACATCTACAATGGCATATAGCAACAACGCAGCTCTCTGCATTCGTGACTTTATCACAAGCACATATGGCCTGAGTGACAACGCCATAGATGATGTGAGCTTTTCCGCTGCGGCCAACGAGAGTGATGAAGATGTTAGGTTATCTAATTTTGTTGATGCTGGCAATTTTGTTATCGGTCAGCAGTATGAAATCAAAACAGTTGGCACAACTGACTTTACAGCGATTGGGGCCAGCGCAAACACAGTGGGTCAGGTTTTTGTAGCCACAGGTGTTGGCTCTGGGACGGGAGATGCGTACCGCAGTGAAAAACGATATACGATCAATGGCATTGTAAAGGCTAGTTCCCCTACAGGCAAGGTTTTGGGTGACATGGCCACCGCCTGTGCTGGCACGTTGTTCTGGGGTTCCGGCTATTGGAAGCTGAAGGTCGGCGCATATACTGCACCAGTCAAGACGTTGACGCTTGATGACCTGCGTGGGCCGATCAACCTGCAAACTCGGTCAAGCACCAGGGACAGCTTTAACGGCGTCGGTGGTACATTTAACAACGCTGATGGCGACTTTATCACCGCTGATTATCCTCCGATTAAAAGTAGCACATTCCAGACTGAAGATGGCGGCGATGAGATGCTGCTGGACTTGCCATTGCCGTTTACTACTTCTGCCTCTACAGCCCAGCGCATCGCAAAGATGACGTTGTATCGTGGACGCGAGCAGATGACGATCAGTGCCGACTTTGGGTTGGAGGCGTTCAATATTGAGGTTGGCGACATCATTGCCTTTGATAATGATCGCTACGGTTTTGATGGCAAGGAGTTTGAAGTCATCGGCTGGAAGTTTGCGTCCAACCAAGAAGCTGGCGATCTGCGGGTAACTTTGACCCTGCAAGAGACATCTGAGGCGGCATTTGATTGGAACGCTGAAGAAAGCGACATCATCAACAACAATACCAATTTGCCAAGTCCATCGGGCGGCCTAACCGTGACAAATGTAACGGTTGCAGACAAAGGTGGCATACAGAAGGACGGCACCTTTGTAGGGCAGGCTTTGGTTTCTTGGACTAAAGCGACAAATTCATTTATTGAGAATTATGGAATTGAGTGGAAAGATGTTGACGAAACAGTCTATCAGACGGCTCGGTCAGATGGTGCAGACAATTCAATTATAATTAGCCCACTGGAGACTGGAACTCAGTACAATGTGCGTGTTCGCGCTATAACTGCAAGCGGGTTGACTGGTTCTTATGCTTCGGCGTTACCCTACACCCACGGCGGTGATACGACTGCGCCATCACCTGTGACTAGCCTGACTGCCGTTGGTGGGCCTAAGAATGTCACGTTAGATTGGACTGCGCCGACAACAGATAGTGATGCAACAACCCTGTATGATCTCAAGGGTTATAATGTTTACAGGAACACCTCTAACAGTGAACCTGCATCCCCTGCGGCTTTCTCTGGCTCTGATAAGTTCGTTGATGGTGGCCTCGCTGCAAATACAACTTACTATTACTGGGTCAAAGCTGTAGACTATAGCGGCAATGAAAGTACATCAGTTGCCTCTGGTTCAGTTACCACTGACGCCGCTGTGGTTTCTACAGACACCAGAATTTATACTGGGGTTGTTTACTATCAGACCCTGCAACAGGCACAGCCATCCGATCCAAGTGCAAGTAGCTTTAACGAAAGCACTCTTGTATTAGGTGGGTTAACGTCAGGGTGGTCTGAAAGCCAGCCCAGTGTGGAGATTAGCAGCCTTGTAATCAAGGAATGGTCATCCAAGTATAAGGTGGAGTTTGACGCTCAAAACAATTCTACTATTACCTTCTCCACCCCAAGCGGAGCCTTTCAGGTAACAGATGATCTTGAGTCAGACAACTATGCCGCAAATACCTCTGGTTGGAAATTGGAGCGTGACACGGGTGACATTGAGGTAAACTCAGGTCTTTTCCGTGGCGATATTACGGTCAGGGGTGACATTTCCTTCACTAATGACTCTCACACCAGTGCATTGGTGGGTGGGCCGTTTGGACACATTGATAGCTCAGGGACTATAAATAGTTACCTAGATGGTGCTGGTCTTTATGTGTTTGTCATGGTTGGCGGTGGTGGCGCTGGTACTAGCAGTGATACAGATGAAACCAGCGAGACTGGCGGCGGCGGCGGTGCTGGTGGTTGTGCAATATTTTCCTTTGATTGGAATGGATCAACTACTCTCAGCTTTGCAAAAGGTACTGGTGGTGTTTGGTCGGGTGGATTTTCTGGGAATGGATCAGCGTCAACTTTCAGTTATGGCGGAAGTATCATCGCAACGGCAAATGGTGGCTCTGGCGCACCAAGCTACCAAAGCACAGGGACTGCATCTGGTGGCACTGTATCCTTCAACACAGGTGTTGTAACCTTGCTGTCAAACATTGCAAGAACTGGTGGTAGTGCAACAGTTAGTTCTGGTCAATACTGTGCTGGCGCTGGTGTCAGCTTCTTTGGGGATAACGGCGGAAATACAACGGGATCAAATGGCGCAACTGGCGGAAGCCCCTATGGTCAGCCCCCTAGCACCTCTGATACAAGGTTAATTATGAATTTAAACCGCACATTCGGCTTCCTAGGTGGACCGGGGGCGTTCAATGGCGATCCGCAGGCATCAGTTACCGCTGGTGATGGGGGTTTGTTTTCTGGCGGAGGCGCTGTCCAGTCTAATGGAGGCGGTGCAGCAGGGGACGGTGGTATAGGTGGTGGCGGTGGCGGCGCTAGATGTGATAATTCCCGCACTCCCGGTGCTGGTGGCCCCGGTGGTTTGTTTTGGAGTAAGTTATAATGACTATTGTTGAAAGAAGTTGGGTCATTAAGGACGCAGATGATAACGTCATCAACACCTTTGAAGGTGAGGCCAACGATGACTTCATCGGTCAAGAATGGGCTGACGGGACTGTTATTTCTTCTGTTGAGCAGTTGCCTGATGTGACGATAGAAAGCGATGAGCCTTCCCTTTATGATCTTTTGCGTAAAGATAGGGACAAAGCATTAGTTGCTTCTGATTGGACACAGTTCAACGACAGCCCACTAACAGATGCTAAAAGGCAAGAGTGGGCCACCTATCGCCAAGCCCTTCGTGACTTACCAGCGAACACAGATGACCCCGCAAACCCAGTTTGGCCAATTCAGCCTTCCTGATTTACTACTGGAAGCCTTTGTGTTAAATTGCAGGGGCATATGCTAACACAACCTTCGGAGGCCGATCATGGCAACTTTTAATAAGGTGAACGATTTCGTTGCAAACGCCGTTCACAACATGGACTTAGAAAGCGATCAAATCGTTGTAGCTCTGTCCAACACTTCACCAGCTTCAGAGTCCAGCAACCCTGCCACTGACGGCAATGGTGTCCTGGCCAATGTCACACAGATCGCTTACACGAACTTGTCTTCACGCAATGTGACTACATCTTCGTCCACGCAGACTGGCGGCACATACAAGCTGGTCCTCGCTGACATTACGTTGACATCTTCCGGCGGCTCAACAGGCCCGTTCCGCTATGTGTACATCTACAATGACACAGTGGCTACTCCTGCTGACGCCCTGATCGGCTATTATGACTATGGTTCATCCTTGACCCTTAACGATGGCGACAGCTTGACTGTGGATTTCTCTGCCGCGAATGGTGTCCTGCAAATCGCATAAGGTGACTCAATATGGTGACGCTCGCAAACCGAGTTAAAGTTGAGACCTCGACAGGCACCGGGACAATAACTCTCGGTGCCGCAGTCGATGGTTATCAGGCATTTTCAGCTGGCGGCGTTTCCGATGGCGACACTGTTCGCTACACCATTGAGGATGGCGATGCTTGGGAGATTGGCTCAGGGACTTATTCTTCTGGCACTCTCACACGGGTTCTGGATGAAAGCTCGACAGGCTCTCTGCTCAACCTCTCTGGCGATGCTGTTGTCTATGTGACAGCCGCAGGTGAGGACATTCAACAGCCCCCTTCTGAGGGTCCGTTTGTTGATGGCGACAAGACCAAGCTGGACGGCATTGAAGCCACGGCTGACGTAACTGACGCTGGCAATGTGAACCCGTTGGTTGATGCCCACCTGAATATCTCCTCTGCTACCACTGGTGAATACCTTAGCTGGACAGGCTCGGACTACGATTGGGTTGCTGTCTCTGGCTACACCGATGCTGACGTTGACACCCACCTTAACACTGGCACTGCTTCCTCTGGTGAGGTGCTGTCGTGGAACGGTAGCGACTATGATTGGGTTGCCGCTGGTGGTGGCACTGCCCTTGAGTTGTATGCTGAAAACCCGTCTAGCCCTACTGCTCCCTCTGCTACTGGCACGAATGCTGTGGCGATTGGCAATCAAAGTATAGCCGCTGGGACAAACAGCATCGCTCTGGGTAGGTCAAGGGCTGGTAACACAGACTCCTTCGCAACAGCTATAGCCAACAATACGTCAAGCTATGGCGCTACTGGGGCTACCTCGGTGGCTATGGGAGGATTTGCTAAGTCTAGTAATAGCAACTCTATAGCCATTGGAAGAAACTCTCAAGCAACGGGCAGCGGGTCTGTTGCTATTGGGGGGCAAGGTGGAGGTTCAGAACCTATTTCGACTGGCTCTGCCTCTATCGCTATCGGAATTGGAACAAGGGCTGATAGTTCCTTTTCAATGGCGCTGGGCAGTCGTGCGGTTGTGGGTGGCATTCGCGGCAAACAGGCTTGGACTGGCTACGCAATTTCAGGCAATAGTGATGGCGCTTCACAATCTGGGAAGATGGTTCTTGCACGGAATACAACAGATGCAACGCCCTCTGCTTTAACGACATACAGCAACCCATCAACCACCAACCAAGTCATCCTCCCCAACAACAGCGCCTACGCCTTCCACGGCACTATCGTAGCCCGTCAGCAAGCCTCTCAAGGCACTGCATGTGCAGCATGGAAGATCGAAGGGCTGATCCGCAGGGAAGGCTCGGCAGGCACGACTGTGCTGGTCAACAGCGCCACGACTGTCTTGGATAACACACCAGCGTGGGGCATGACGCTCTCAGCAGATACAACGAACGGTGGCTTGAAGATCGAAGTCACTGGTGCAGCGGCTACCAACATTCGGTGGGTCGCCACCGTCCACACCAGCGAGGTTACATACTAATGGCTATTCAACTCGACCTGACTGACAGTCAATATGGCACACCTTTCTCTGGTGCTTACTTCCGTATCGTCACTGCTGCGGTATCCCGTATGCGTGAGGGCGGACCCAAGTTCACCGTGATGATTGATGTCGCTGGCTACGCTACAGCTACACCTGACGATGATACTCGTGAGGTAGACTTCCGCCGCTACCACGCTGACTTGGCTGACGTAGAAGCATCTGCTGGTGCTACATTCCTCGACAAGTGCTACACTTGGGTAATGACACAGGACGACATGAATGGGAGCGTTGCAGTATAATGAGCATTGTCATCGACTACACAAAGGGCTTCTTTGAGCCATCACCTGCTGGTGAAACAGTCGGTGACATCACGTCTAGCACCCTCGACCTGTCCACGGGCAACGTCTTCTCGGACGCCCCTGCTGCCAACGTGACCTATGTGTTCAGCAACCCGCCTGCCACTGGCACTGCCTACGGCTTCACGCTCAAGGTCACGCCCTCTGCCACCGTGACGATCACTTGGCCTGCCTCGGTTGACTGGCCCGCTGGAACGGCTCCTACGGCCCCTGCGAGTGGCGAGACGGATGTGTTTGTGTTCTACACCCAAGATGGCGGCACGACCTACTACGGCTTCGTTGCTGGTGAGGCTATGGCATGAGTATTGCACGGAGGCTGATGGGTGTGACGAAGGGTGTCGAAAACCTACTATTAAACTCGAATCCTTTTTCAGGAACATCAAACTGGGTCGGTGTTAATGCTTCGCTGTCGGAAAGTGGTGGGGTTTTAGCCGTAAACGATAATGGGGCGTTTGGTGCCGGGCAACAAGCAGTGGCTGTCACTCCCGGTGCTTCCTATAGACTCTCTGGAATAATTTATACGGACGGCACTGCAGGTCAAATCGCTGTATTGGGCATAAAGCAGGGAGATAGGGAAAATATAGCCGAGTTGTCTGATCTTCAAGACCCAACACCTGGTTATCAGGGAACAGCGCCTTTTGCAGCCAGCTTTGAGTTTACAGCTACTCAAAGTTTTGTAACAGTTAAGCTAGTTTCAGTTAGTGATAATATCTCGTATTTTGAGAATGTAACGCTAACCCCCACATAAAGGAAACCAAATGCACCTAAAACTCACAAACGGCACCCCAGCCAAATACACACTGGGACAACTGCGCCGTGATAATCCGCACACCAGCTTCCCCAAGCTGATCCCTGATGACGTGCTGGCAAGCTATGACGTGTACCCATACACACGTCCTGTTGCACCTGAATATGACAGCCTTACACATAGGCTGACGGAGGGTGCTTTTGAGCAAGTCGATGGTGGTTGGGTGTTGCCCTATGTGATCGAGCAGCAACTGATTGAGCAAGCAGAACACAACATCCGATCCCGCCGTGATGGACTGCTGCAAGAGACTGATTGGATCGTCATCAAGTCTTATGAACGTGGCCAGAACATTCCTGCTGAATGGGAACTGTATCGACAGGCACTTCGTGATATAACAGAACAAGCAGGCTTCCCATATGAAGTCACATGGCCAACGAAACCGTAGGAGTAACCGATGCTTGGCTTTGCACCACTAGCCTCGACAGCACTAGCCGACGACATAGGCTTCGCAGCTTACGATTTAGTCGCTGATGCGGGGTCATTTGTTGCGACAGGTCAAGATGCAAATTTCGCTACTAGCGAAATCATCGGCACAGGTGTGTTTACTTGCACGGCTCAAGATGCTGGCCTATTTCTCACCAAGGTTGCTGATGCCGGATCGTTTTCAGCCACTGGGCAGGACGTTGGCTTTAGGTTTGACGCCAAGGTCATCGCGCAACAGGGTACGTTCCTGATCTCAGCACAGCAGGTTACAGACAGCACTCGCAAGGTTGCTGCGGTCGGCCAATTTGCGCTGGAGGGCCAGACAAGCGGCCTGAACTACCCGATGGCCGCTGACAATGCGAGCTTTTCCATCACTGGCCAGGTCAGCGTGTTCGGCGTTACAATGCTTGCTGGCAATGGCGCACTGGCGCTGGCAGGTCAGGCTGCGAACACAAACACAAGCATAGCTTCTGACAACGGCTCGTTTGCGGTCACTGGTCAGGAAGCAAACCTTTTGCCAGTTGTCATTCTAAATGTTGATGCTGGTATATTCACCCTCACAGGTCAGCAAAATGATCTGACCCGCAACTATGCCTTCGCCGTTGATGCTGGCGCATTTACGCTAACTTTCACTGACACTGACACGGCGACAAGCATTAAGGCCGACGCTGGCCAGTTTGCGCTGACGGGGCAAGATGTGGTTCTGAATGTCGGCGAAACCCTCAACGCAGATGATGGCGCATTTGTTGTCACGGGCCAAGACATCAACTTTGATGTCAGCGACAACTTTGTAGCAGAGGCTGGCATCTTCAGCCTCAACACAGAGACCGTTGCGCTGAAGGCTCGCTTCCACATTTACCCTGACGCTGGTAGCTTTGCGCTACAGGGGCAAGACGCTGACTTCATTGAGTCTGAGGTTATCGTTGCCGAAACTGGCAACTTTGCGCTGACAGCAGGTGAAGCACAGTTAATACCAGTGCTGACCCTGCCTGCCGCAGCTGGCACCTTTGCGCTGGCTGGTCAGAACATTGGCATCGGCCAATTCTTCAGGATTGATGGCGTTGGCGTATTTACGCTTGATGGCCAAGATGTCGGTATCAACTCTGGGCGAGCCAGACGTTTTGAATATGCCAACAAAAATACTAAAGCCGTGCTGTCGCAAGCCAACGCAAATAGTGTTATAGTCACTGCAAGTAACAACGAGGCCGCTTAAAATGAGCTTTCAGATCAAAGAAAACGACACAACGCCGTCATTACGAGCGTCTTTGCTTAATGGCAGCGGAGACCCGGTTGACCTTCTGGGGGCGACCTTACGATTTCACATGCGCCCTATAGGTAGCACAGCGGTCTCAATTGACAGCCCAGCATCTATAATTAGTGAGGCTGGTGGGATTGTTCAGTATGATTGGGTTGTGGGAGACACAACTCAAATTGGCTCATATCAGGCTGAATTTGAAGTAACTTATTCCGATGGAAATGTTGAGACATTTCCAAACAATAGTTACATCAGCATCGAAATAAAAGACGATATTGCATAAAGGAGTTTACTAAAATGCAAGACGAAACTCCCTGGCATCTCAACAAGTCAATACCGTTGAGCTTTATACTGGCTATCGTCGGTCAAACTTTGGCGCTGGTTTGGTTTGTTTCTTCTTTAAATAGTGCGATTGATAACAACACGCGGGACTTGATGCGGCATGATGCAAGATTAAACGCGCTGGAGAAAATTGTGCAGTCCCAGGCCGTCACTATGGGCCGTATAGACGAAAACATTAAATCCATCCGGCAGATGATGGAAACCAGCAGACGTCAATAAAATGCTCTGCGCGCTGGCCATTGTGAGCTTCGGACACGCATGGGTGCCGGGCGTAGGCAATCTTGGCAAAAAGCAGGGGAAGTGGTGATGGATAGCAAGGCTATGATGGGTGTGTTATTTGCTGCACTTCTGGCTTTGCTTGGCTGGAATATCTCAACGACCCATGAATTAACGCTGCAAGTGCAGAAACTGGAAATCATACTATTGAGTGATGCTTTCGCTAATTAGGGGCTGACAATGACAATACTTGATGACTGGAAAATTCTCCCGCGACTGATGATGCTGGCAGTCACTGTGCTGACCTATCAGGCGGTGCATTGGTTCATGTCGCTACCTGATCCCAGCGTTGCCCAGTCAGGGCTTGTCAGCGTCTGTATGGGGGCGCTCACAGGCTGCTTTGGCATCTGGATGGGTAAAGAGTCCAAAACCACTGTAACTCCCACCAAGATCGTGCATGAAGAGAGGTATGACAAATGAGCTTTCTCAGCGATCTAATAGCGCCAGCCACCGAGCTTGCAGGCAAGTTCATCCAAGACAAGGATCAGGCCGCACGGCTGGCGCATGAATTAAGCACGATGGCCGACAAGCACGCTCAAGAAGCCATGCTTGCGCAGATAGAAGTCAACAAGGCTGAAGCGGCCAGTAGCTCAGTGTTTAAGGGCGGCTGGCGTCCGTTTATTGGATGGGTTTGCGGCGCTGCGTTTGCATACCACTTTGTCTTGCAGCCATTCATCGTCTTCGGAGTTACCGTTGCTGGGGTCGAAATACCGGAGTTGCCTACATTCGACATGGGCAGCTTGCTGACAGTTATGATGGGGATGCTCGGCTTGGGCGGCCTCCGCAGCTACGAAAAAAAACAGGGGCTAACGAAATGAGCAAGGCAATGGCAACGCTCCAAGCTAAAATCGGGTCAACGCCTGACGGTGAGTTTGGTCCGAATACTGCGAGAGCAATCGCAAAACACTTCAGCCTATCCCCGGCGCGTGGCGCTCACTTGATGGGTCAGGCATCGCACGAAAGCGGAGGCTTCAAGCGCACCCGTGAGAGCCTGTATTACAGCACGCCAGAACGCATCCAAGCTGTCTGGCCATCTCGCTTTCCAACCGTTGAGGATGCGGAGCCGTATGCAAGAAACCCGTCTGGGCTTGCTGGCAAGGTCTACGCTGGCCGCATGGGGAACGAAAATGAAGCACAAGCCAGCCTGTACATTGGTCGAGGATTTCTTCAGTTGACAGGGCGCAATAATTATCGCTCCTTTGCGTCAGACATGGGTGTGCCAAAGGTTATGACCGACCCAGACTTGGTGGCTGACGAATATGCCTTCGAGACTGCGCTGTGGTTCTTCAGTAAGAATGGATTGTTTGCCATTGCCGACGAGGGCGTAACGGATGACGCCATCAAGCGCATCACGCGCAGGGTGAACGGCGGCTATCACGGGCTGGATGATCGAAGCAACCAGAGCAAGAAAATCCACACTTGGCTTTTAGCTTAGTCCGGTTAGCTAAGTGGCCAGGCAAGATCAGAAGGCCAGCGCGGCGGTAGGTAGGGCTGGGGAGCATTTAGCTCTTGCCTACTTGTCGCTCGCTGGCTACATCTGCACGCTGTGCCAGATCAAAGATCACGATGCGTATATACAAACGGACACACAGACGCTGACCTTACAGGTTAAAACCGCAAGCAAGACGCACAAGACCACCAACAGGTACGCATTCCACACACCCAAAAAGAACGTAGGCGTGTCAGATGTGTTTGCGTTTGTGGCAATTGATTTGGGCGCTGTGGTCTTCCGCCGGGGGGATGGGCTGACTTCTGTGACAACATACATTTCGCCAAAGGAATTTATGGATGAAGAGCAGTCGATGCAAAAAACATTCGACAGCTTCAAATAACCGCTTGTGACCGAGTGCGGCTTTGATTACAAAGTCTGAGTGGGTGGCTATCATCACAAGATAAAATCGACTTACCACGGGAATGGTGGTTGTTTAGCCTAGTGTGACGTTGCTACCAAAAAAGCGCCACCTTTTTAATCTCAACGGCCACCCACACGACTTCAAAATATAATGCCCACCAGCGCCATCAAGCCAGCGCCGCTGATGAAGCCAATGGCGCATCCAAGTGCGCCTGCAATGTGCAATTTGCGCTCCAGCTCTTCGTCAGTCATCTAAACTCTCCGATAATTTCATGTGATGCTTATTAGCGTAAGTGTGGATTCGGTGACAATTTGAACATAAAATATGACACCTTTCGATCTCAGCCTTTATGTTTTTTATTACCCCCTTTTTAACAAGCTGAGACACAGTTTTGACTTTTTGGGACGGATCAATGTGGTTAAATTCAAGTGCAACTGGATGCTCATTAAATCCACAACGACTACAACCCTTGTTCATTTTGTAATTATCCACATATGCCTTGGCCAACGCCACTCTAACCACCTCCAATTGCCTAGGGCGCGTTCTCATCACTCACCCTCCTCAAAACAGTTATTCAACGGCTGAATAGGCTGCTTGCTGAACACCCAGCGCCACTGCGGCTTGGTGTAGCCAGGAACCTTAACAAAATCGCGCACGCGGTACAGTTTTCCAGCGTCCGCCATGTTGTTGAGATAGCTTGAGGTGCGCGCAATGCTGTCATCAAGCATACCAGCCCCCTCAGAGGCCGTAATGCGCTGGTCATAACGCAACATGCGGAAAAGATGCTCACCCTGCTCTATACCGTGCTGGCGGCGTCTCTCGGCCAGCTCAACGGCGCTGGGGTGCATGGTTGACTTGCGAACCTGCATAGATGGCAATGGATCGCGATTGCCCAGCTTGTGCTGCAACTTCTCAAACTCAAGCAGGCAGTGGCCGTAAGTGATTTCATAGCGTTCATGCTTGTTCATCACACCCTCAAGGCTGGCCTTCAATCTGGCTTCGGCAGATCGCTGATCGCGGACCTTAGCTTCTCTAGCAGCGCGCTTTGCTCTTGCAGCCTCTGCTGCAACGCTGGCCTCATCGCTGTCTTCGGTTCCGACAGCAGGATTGAGTTCACTCTTTCCAGCCGTTTTATATATTGCATTATTAGGTCCATATTCACGACGTTTCCTTTTCAGTTTGATGTTAAGTTTGTTGATGATCCGACTGATCGTGCCAGGCGTGACGCGCAGAAAGTCTGCGATTTCCGTTTGCGACATATCCATCTCGGCGCACTGGATAACCTGGTCAATCAATTTTTCTGAGTTGCTCATTCGTCTTCCTCCAACGGCTCAATCTTGCCATCGCCATTACAATTATCGCAAGTTTCAATTTCACATCCAAAGTCGCCATGCCAAGTTGCGCTTTGGGCAACCCAGACTTCGCGCTCAACAGTTCCATCACCATCGCACTCAGGGCAGTTAATTAGATTGCTCACGATCAAACCTCCACAAAATCAGAGGCGTTCATGGCCCACAGGATAAAGTTGGGTTTGGTCAGGCCGACGCGGTTATAGACAGCAGCCTTGGCAATGCGTCCGGCGGTAAAATTGCGCTGGGCCGAGTTACCTGCGGTTTTGCTGTCAATGTTAAGATAGTCAGCAATCTCGGCGGTGGTGCAGTATTTCGTCTCACCAATGTAGGCAAAGACAGCCTTGTCGAGCTTCTGCGGCGACAATGGCTCCGGCTCCGGCTCTGGCAGCTCAATGACCTCTGCGGTGGTCTCAGGCTGCGGGAACTTAACACCGTTTTCAATCTTGATCGCCATCCAAGGCGTCGAGCTGGCCTTGTCAGAGTAATTGGGGATCAAGACAACATTAATGCTGTCGCCAGCGTTCACTGTGTGGCCCTCGATGACACCTGCCGGGATAAACACGCCCTCAGTGGTCTCTGGGTCATAAGCAAACGCAAAACCGTGAAAGTGTACGTTGGTTACGATGATTGATTTAGTGTGCATTACATTGTTCCTTTGATAAGTAATGGGATTGCAAAGAGGGCGATGATGAAGACGATCTCGCCAGCGATTTCAAGTTTATGTTTCATTGTTCGTTTTCCTTGTGCTGGTGGGGAGCCTAAGCTCCCCGATTGTGTTAAAATTTTGCGGATTTCAATATGCCTGACTTACAGGCTTCGCGGTTCCAATCGGTGGTCCCGATAACTTCCCACCACCATTCTGTTTGCGCCTCTGGATGACCCTCATGCCAAACAGTGTAATACTCGCCTGTGCAGAAACAGATTGCGCCAGCGCCAAAATCTTCTGCCTTAATCGCGTGGTTTTTGCCTTCCATCATGTTGGTGGCTCCTGTTTGCCAAGTCCACTTAGTGCCAGCTTTGCCGCCAGCAACAGGATCAACATTTTGAGGATTGGCCAGCTTTACTTTGAACGTGCTGCCATTTTTCTCGACGAGCGAGCCGCCAGTAGAATTGGCAATTGCGATGTCGCCAAGTAAGTCGCCCTTTGTGCCGTTTGTAAAATCAAATACTTTCATTGTTGGTTCTCCCAGTTTGAGTGGGGAGCCGAAGCTCCCCGTGTTGATTAGATAATGGCGCACGGCTTATGCAGCTCACCATTGTGCATCACGCGGCGGATCGCTGCGGAGGCGTTACCCATTGACTTAACCCAAGCGTGGGCAAGGTCGCCAGCGTGACCGAGGTCGTCAGCGTCAAGCTCAACGAAACGATCAGCAACAT